CCATATCTATTTTTAAGAATAGACCATTTATATCTCCCAGCCTCTTTAAGCTCTGGGTTTTGTGATATGCTAATTAAAAGATCGGCAGTATTTACTATACCTATAGATTCGGAAATATCCGTGATTTCTACGTTAATTGAATTATACGCATTTCTTGTAGTTTGAACGGAACTAATAATGGGAAAGCCATACTCTATACTTAAACATCTTAACTCTTCTGAAATCAACTTTAACTCGCTATATGTATTAGTATCTTTTGATTTGTTATTGGTTGTCATTAATCCGAGATAATCTACAATCAAAACATCTGGTTTAAACCTTTTTTTCGTTTCGTATTCTTTTAATATAGAACGGATTTTGTTAGTTGATACTGTTTTAGCCCCAAGCTGTATAATTTTCAAATCAGATTTGATAACGGATTTGACTAATTCAAACTTCTTATTAAACTTTTCTTTAGACATGTTTTTAAGTTCATTTATATTCTCATCAAACACGTTAGCCAAAACTCTTTCCATAATTTTTTGCTCTGACATTTCTAAAGATATGTATAAAACTTTTTTATTCTTTTTTAGAAAATTGCAAGCCAAAGAAGTTTTGATTAGACTCTTTCCCATGTTAGAAGATGCCAGAAATAAATTCAGACTTTTTTCGTGGAATCCGGAATCTATTAAATTGTCTAATGCAGAAATTCCGCTAGAAAAGACCGTATCCTTATCATGCATAGCTCTAAATATAGAATCTCGGTCATCTAATAATGAAAGACCTATAGAATTATCAAACGTAAAACTTAAAACTGTTCTAATATCGTCTGAATATTTTTGAAGTTCTTCTGATGGCTTATGAAAATTATCCTTCATATCCATTTGTAGATTTAATAATAAACTCTTTCTATAAAATTCCTCTAATTCTTTCAATATAAACTCTTTATCAAAATCTGAAGAATCATAATTCATTATTTCTATAAGTCTATCATAATCCTCACTAGATTTAATAAAAAGTTTTAGTTCGTTCATTCTAGGAAAGTGGGTATGTTTTTCCATGAAGGATAGAATATGTCCGACTATATGACTATTGATCGTATTAGAAAAAACTAGAGGATTCAAATAAGGAACTAATCTATCTCTTACTTCTTCATCCTTAAACAAAAACTGAATCAACAGATTTTCATATAAAGTTTTAGTTAATGCTTCTTCCAAAAATATCTCCTAAACCCTATCTACCAAGGTCGTTTGAAACTCATAAGAATTATTATAAAAAGCTTGCAGAAAGACCGAATTAAACTCCGGAAAACCTTGAGCAAATTTGTAACCATGTTTTCCTAAATTTTCTACTACAATCTTTCCTATATCATTCCTATTCAAATTGTCTACATCAAAAGTATCCGAAAATTTTACCAAAGTATTTCCAATTTTTATTTCAAAGTTTACTCCACTTCTTAAAGATTTTTCAGAATAGATTTCTTTCACACGACTCGGTTTTTGGAAAACATTTGGAAACATAGGATTGTTCTTTTCAAACTGTCCAGGCCAATTCCGGAATACGTTTGGAGAATCTTTTCGGAAAAATCTCCACATAGCTATTTCAGAATCCTTTCTTAAAAGTTTCATTCAGTTTCCTCTAGACTATTGTAGCATCTTTAATGTGAACTGTCAAGTAAGATTTGGACAACTTATTGGGATCTTTCGAAGGATATTTCGGAAAGGGTTTTAGAAAACTTTCCGGATAATATTCTCTAACGTTTAAGTATGTTGGGTCATTTTTAAATTCAATGTTGGTTATTTTCTTAGCCATTTTAATATACTCCTATGGAATTGAATTGTTTACTATGATCCGGGATTTCTCCCTAAACAATTCAATCCGATCATAGAAGAATTGTTCTACTTTTATTTAGTCTTCTTCTCCTTCATCGACAAATACAAGATTCTGAGCAACCACAGTATTATCCTCTTCAACATTTAGAGAATCTTTTGAATGTTTTCCTAATTGATACATACATTCGATTCTATAAATCAAATCGGTTTCCTTAAAAATAGTCTGCCAAAATTCTTCAGCATCATCAACATCCTTTTCTAACACTTTCAAAACATTTCCTGAAATAGTTTGATATTGATAAGCATTTCGTTTCCCTTCTTTAGCCTTATCTATGATGCCCAAATCAACTGCAATAACATCTAATCCGGAATACTTTGACATACTACCATCCCACTTAATCGAAAATGGTATTACGGTTCCTTCTTTAACGTCTCTAGATTTATTAACTTTAAGAAGAAATTTATATCCAACATGATTTTCTCCTTCCTTAAGCTTTTGTTTCGTCGTTACGAAAATACTATTACTAGCCAAAACCGAACCTTGCCCGCCGCCAATAACGACGCTGGGATAGAAAGTTGAAATATCATTGTAAATATGGTTAATTACTATTGTCGGAATTTTCTTCAAACAAATTTTAGGAGTAATTATTCTAAATAACGACTTCAAACTTTTTGGCCTCGATAAATCGAGCGCAGACTTCATATTTTCTGCATCATTTAATTCTTTTAGAGAACTAGAAAGGCCCAAAGAATCAATACCAAAAATTACTTTATCGTCAATAGTTAACATATCTAATTGCTTTACCATTTCAAATTTTAATTCTTCTATTGATTGAAATGGAAGATGCACTACAAAATTTGGGTCTATATCAAATAATTCGAAGTAAGATTTTCTAGTTCCAAATTCATTATCAAAAAATAAAAATAACGATCCTGGATTTGCTTTCAAATATGCACTCGCCAAAAGTAACATAAACGAAGACTTAAACGTTTTAGATACTCCACAAAATTGAATAATTCCAGGAGTAATTCCACCATCTAATAATTTTCCTTTTAATGCAACATTCATCATAGGATAGTCTGTTGGAATTGGTTTATCTTCATCTAATATTTGAGACTCTGATAATTTACAAGCCAGAGGTATACTACTATTTTTCAAAATGCGGTCCATCAGACTGGCCGCTTTTCCCATTCCTTCTCCAACAATTTTTTCTTTCTTTTCTTTAGCCATTTCGAAAATTCTCCTTAAAAGTTTTCACAAAGTTTTCACAAAGTTCTCTAAAAATCAAACAAAGTTCTCTAAAATTTATTCAACGGGATACTCTATTTTCTACAGTTATGATTTCTTTAACTCCAAATTCTTTCAAATATTTTCTAAACATATTCTCAGCATAGTTCAAATATTGTCTTTCTTTTTGTGGTGGTAAGTTTGGAAGAGGAATTTGAACAATAAGAACATCACCAACTTTTTCGAAAAACCATTTAGAATGATTTTCAGAAATCTTATTAGCAATTTTTTCGAAAAGTTTATCTAAAAGTTTTTCAAATATTTTCATTAGTCATCCTCAATCATTTTTAAAAGTTTACTATCTTTCAAAGTAATGGTTCCAAATTTTAGTGTATCAAACATTCTTTGTGCAGGAGCTAAATATTGTTTTTCGAATTGTGTTTCGTAATCTATTTGAAAAAGTTTATCGAAAGCCGCTGGCCAATTTCCTATGTATCCTATAGCATTTGTTTTATATTTGTTGTTTGGATTTACGTATACATATTTCATTTTAGTTCCGTTTACAATTTTAGTCAATGGTAAATTGTTATCTTCTACTACATGATTATAAATTATAGATGCACGATTATATATTGGAGTCCCTTTATTAAAGTCTGTGAAGCCTTCTACTGAATATTTATCATAATCGTTAATACCTTTTGGTGCGGAAATGTCAGAAATTTTTTGAAGTTTGAACTCTTTATATGCCTTCCTAATGTGAGTTAACATGTTTTCTCTATTAGGAAGTTCATCAATTTTTCCAGCAAACATAATGTGTAGAAGTTGTTCAAGATTTTTTCTAGAGAACATACACAAATCTGATTTCTTAATTTCTAAACCAGTTATTGCGAAGTCTGGAGTTTCGTAAATTTCTTCTTCATTTGCTAAGTTTAATGTAGCATATTTCTTTTTTTGTTGAACATAAATCTTAGCAATAATCTTTTCTCTTTTGAAATGGATTAGGTTTTTTGTATTGTATTTTTCGGCAAACTCTTCCATAATAACTTTCAAAAATGGTTCTAAAACTTTTTTCTGAAAGTCTAAAGAAAACTCTAGGAATGATTTTTCTGGTGCTAGACTACTATAAAGAAAGGATAAATCGAAAAACCGAGAATCTGTGTCGCAGAGGATGGACAAAGACTTTTTAATTTTTGTAGGATTGAATGTGTTGTTTGGATAAATTTCGTCTGCAAGTTTCTTAAAATCTTTCTTAATATATTCATCAAATTTTTTTTTAACGTGAACAATTGCTTCTCTTCCAACTGCCGTAATTACCGAACCATTATCGAAATCATAGAAATGAAAATGAGCTTCCAAACAACAGCCGTAGACTCCGTTCGCGAGGACCTTTATAATTGCCTGTTGCGAGTCATAAAATTCTGCCGTCACTTTATCTTTTGCTTTCTTTGCTTTCTTTCCTGCGTCTTTTAATTCCTTCCTATCATCAAACAATTTCTTAACAATGATAGGAAGAATGCCTTGTTTATCTTTTCTATAATAAACTCCAGGAATTTGTGTCTTTATTAGGTTCGGAATATCTTCTTCTTTAGGATTTAATACTTTTGTTTCTGTAGATATGTTAAACATCATAATATTGTGAGGGTAGAGAGCGGTGGCGTCTATTGACATTGCCTGTATATAAAACCCCGGTTCAGTTTCTACCCAACCCCCTTTAATAGATCGTTCCTGTTCAAATGCTATGTTATGGGAAATGTCAGACATCACAAGATTATTCTTATGCATATGTCTTAAAATATATCCTTCAATAACAGCAATTGTAGAAGATATTTTCGAAAAAGGAGTCCTAGTATATGTGCAAAGGTCTATAGCAAGTTTGATGAATTTTTTCTTATCGTCTATTTTTTTAACTAATCGTAAATCCTGAATATTATACTCTACGAACCTATTCCAATCAGCTTTCCAAAAATCATTAATTGTTCCTTCATATTCTAACTTTCCTTCTTTTACTTCTAACATTCCAATATAATTCAAAGAAAAAGATGGTTGACTTTTCATCGTAAACTTTTTGTAAATATCCATACAATCTAATATGTCTATTCCTGGAATCACAATTTCGCCATCATACTTTCTAATGACTTTTCCAATAGAAGACATACAACATTTTAATTGTAACGTATCGATTCTTTCTTGAATTTTTGGAATGTCGAACTTACTGAGATTCCAGCCTATCATCACATTAACATGTTTTAGATGAAGAAATTTACAAAATCTTTCTAAAAGAACAGATTCAGAATCACAATGTATATACTTGGTTTCTTTACTATCCCCTGTATATGGTTTAAGTCCTAATTGAAATATTTCTCCAGTATGAAAATCTTCTAATCCAATCAAATTTATTGTTTCCGATTCTGGGAATTCTGTTTCTATATCTATGTTAAAAATAGAATAGTCTTTAATATTAACTATGTGTTCTTTGTCACCATATCTTTTATGGAGAAACTTTACGTCTTCTGACAAATCTGATTCGAATAGTTTTTCTCCAGAATCTTTAAGGTCTTTCAAATTTTTCTTAGAATCTGTTATCTTTTTTATAACAGAGTTTCCGTAAATATCTTTAATAAGACTCTTACCAGTCTTGTCTAAAACGTAATATTCAATCTCATGCTTAAAAACATTATAGACAGTTTTCCCATCCGCACCAATTTCCCAGAGGTGCATTTTATTATTCCAAGAGTCGTAATAGATGTTCTTAAACATGGTTTCCTTTAAGTTGTTTATATAAAAAGTTTATGTAATTTGGTTTTTGAAGTATTATTTCCATCTTATCTATTTTAGAAAGTTTTAAGAAATTATTTTGAAAATCGCTTCCGAAAGATCTTACATAATTCATATATAATAAAAATCTTTCTTATAAGTTAACTTCAAAATTATCTCTATAGATTCTGTATAATAATTTTTTAACATTATGTTATTATACTCATTCAAAATAAATCTTCCGAGATTCTTTATTTCTACATATTGATAGAAAGTATTAAAATAAGTGATGTTCATATAATCCAATAATCTCTATTACATCTTTTATTCAATATTATTTCTATATAAATTTCTTTCCATTGTTTGCATAGCATATTTTTATAATCATTTAGAGTGTATAGCTTTCCTGAGCCTTTGAATTTAACATAATAGAAAAAAGGATTAAAGTCTGTAGTCATAGATAATTGTAAGTTCCAAATTTGTTCATAGACTTGTGTATTTTGAATCCCTTATAAGATTTTTCTAAAACTATTTCTAAAAATGTCACTATATTTTTCTTACAAATTTCGTCATCTTTTTCTGAATATAGTTTCCAATGGCTGTTCGGTTTAAGTTTACATAGTTGGAAGTTTCTTTCATACCCAGTAGAAAACAAATTACCTTTTAAAAGAACTAATCTAGAATTCATTAACCTTTCATCTTCTTATTTCGGAAAAATTTTTGAAAAGGTATCGTTCAACTTTCTCAATACTTTCTTGAATGTCATCGTATTCTTTGAGATGGAAAGCTCCAGCCGCGTGATGTCCACCTCCAGCAAACAACTCATGTAAAATATTTCCTATGTGTATATTTTCGTTTCTAGACCTAACAGAACAACTATTAGATTTTGGATTTATACAGAACACCATATCTAAATTTTTATCTATCATTAGTCTGTGGCAAATATCGTTTATGAAATTTCCTCCGATATAGAATCCCGATTTTATAGATTCTAATTCGTAAAAGTTAACATTCTTATAGATTTTTTCTAAAAGTTTTCTTTGTTCTAATATATATTTTATTTCTATATCATTAAACTTTACATCACCATTTCCGAAACGTTTTCTAAAATCATTCGAAAAGTAATAGTAATACAAACAATTAAATGACCAAGATTTTTCGAAAAACTTTAATTCCCACATATCAAAATCATTTATATATTTGCAAAGTTCATCGAGATATGATAAGTCTAGATTAAAAAGATTTTCGAAAAAGTTTTTGCAAAGTAAGCAAGCAGATTTTCCAGCAATTACGATTCGATTCTTTTCAGGATTATTGAAACGAACCGCAGTGTCATGATGATCGAGAAGAAATAGTTTATCAGAAAGATTAAAAACTTCCTCTGTCTCTGGAGAAATGTCTGTCATAAGAACTACATCATATTCTGAGAAATCTAAGTTCTTTAAAAATATGTCTACTTGACCATATTTTAAATCTATGAAGGAAACATTTTTGAAAACATTCTTTACAACTATACTAGAACCTACACCATCTAAATCAAAGTGACATATGTTTAGTATTTTCGCATCTCTTCTTAAAATTTGCTGATATTGTTTTGTTAAATTCATTTAGTTCTCTTTTCTTAGATCATTGTAGCATCTTTAATCTATGGAGTCAAGGAGAAATTTCAGGCCATTTTTTCCTAGGACATTCTACATTTTTCATGCCACATTTATTTCTAAGTTCTGCATCTGGCCAAAATTTAGTCTCCGGACAAAAGCAAGCTCTACAATAGTTTCGAGTATCTTTCTGAATATTCCAAGAACAATCTTTACAAACGATTAAACGATTTATAAAAACATCTAATGAAACTCTTGGTCCAAACTTTGCGGAAAGATAAGACCAAATATATTGAAAAGGTTTTTTAAAATTTATCTTACGCACTAAAAATTGTCCTTGCGAATATTTGAATGGCTGAATCTTCATCATCAATAGAAAGTATTCCAACGCCTTCGAAAATCTTTCTTACGTCAATTTGCATACGTTTTTTCGAAAGATGTTCCGGAAGTTCTAAGATATCTACACCAATAAAATATCCTTTATCAAAATCTTCTTCTGGATAAAAAACACAATTTTCTGTAGATAGCATAATAACATTTTTCATATAAGGAACTTCTTTATAATCAAATGCTTGAAAAAGTGCTGACAAGAAATCCAAAAGATTCATCTTGTCGTCATGTTCTTCCATAGCGGCTTTCTTCATTTCCAAAAGCAGATCTTCCGGAAAATAAGTTCCACACATAACAACAGGATAATAAGTTTTCTTTTTAGCCATTTTCGGAAAATCTCCTTAAAAATAATTATCAACTAGTTTTTGAACGTATTGTGGAGATTCGAGATATCCTCCAGTTCTATCTAAAAATTCATATTGCTTAGAAACTACTGAATTATATTTCTCAGGGTTTTCCGAAAGATTGAACACAATTTTCTCTATATCTTCTACAGAGCAAACGTCTTTAACAGTTAGTTCACAAGTATCATAAGGACTTGGTTTACCATTTGTGAAAACACTTCCAATAAAAGGAATTCCTTCACAAGCTAGTTCCTGATATTTGATATTCGATTTAGAGTAATTAAAATTGTTTCTTACAAGTGGACCAATTCCAAAATCCGCATTTACAGATTTTACTCCAAGATGGTATTGATAAGAATTTAACCAACCCAACACCTGAACCTTTGTCTTAATACCTTCGAAAAACCATGGCAAATCACCCATACAAACGAAATCAATTTTATCATTTAAGACATTTTGAATCACGAAATCTTTGAAAGAGTTTTCGAAATCTCCTAACATTCTTTCCTGATTAGAATAGTGCGTAGGGGAACCAGTATAGATTACTTTAGGTTTCTTGATAGGATTTTTCTTAGGAGCTTTGCGCTTATTTCCCCAAAAATACATAGGAATAGAATTAGGAAGAACTGAAATAGAACAAGTAATTCCCAATTCATTTATCATATAATCTTTTAGAAATTGACTTGTAACAGTAACATGGTCCATCATTTTAATAATTTCTACAGAGTATTTCTTAACTGGTTCTGTAATTCCATGCCAACCAAAATTATAACTAGGAACTCCATCTTCCTTATCTCCACCCTGTTTTTCATTATGTCCCCAAATGAAATCGTCAATATCATAAACCATCTTATAACCATACTTAGCTTGGTTCTGTTTATACCACTGGACATGTTGATGATGTTCAGGAGCCATGTTTCTCTGAAATAAAATTGTTTTAGTCTTAACCAAAATATCTTCTTGTTTAATAAAAATTGGAGAAATGATAGGAATACAAACTTGTTCTTTTCCGAAAAGTGCGTTCAAATATGTTAAAGGAAATACGTTTCTAATATGTCCACAACCAGTAGCATCAGAAACGAAACTTAACAATACATTCTTTTTAATTTGAACCACATTAGCTAAACTTTCCGGTCTAATTACTTCTACATTTTTCGTAGAGAGTTCGTTAATAGATTCCTTAAATTTTTCAAAGTCCATTCATTTATTCCTCTTAAATTTTTTCAAGTTTGATAGCAAGTTTATTAAAACCGGAGCTTAATAATATTTGTAACTGTTCTTTATAATTTATATTTGTCTTATATCCTAAATCGTTCAACTCTGTTTCCCAATCTTTTCCAAAATCATTTGAAATTGTATTCGAAAACATTTGTTGCATAAGTTCTCCAAAATTATACTCTAAAGAAAATTCATGATAAATGTTTGGGGTAGATACTTGAGAACTTACCTTAATATCATAAAATCCTTCAGTAGTATATATTTTAAAAAGAAACATCCCACAATTATTTAAATTATCTTGCACATTTTTTACTTCTTCAATTTCCAACATTGTTCCTATCCTCTCTGTCAAGTATTCGTTCAATTTTCCGAAAATCTTTGTTCATATCTAGATTCTTTTCTTTAGCAACTTTCTTAAATCTCTCTAACCAAGCGTTAGCCTTAGCTTCTGCAACATCTTTATTTACGAAATCTTCTTCAGTTTTTACTTTTGCGTGAATCATATCAAGGTTCCTTACATTGAGTTTTTGCATTCATTATAAAATTCAAAAACCATTTCTAAAATTTCTTCTTTGTTTTCTATCGTTTGAGCATTTACATATTCATTTATCAGTTCTGGTATAGAGGCTCCCTGCATTTCATCTGGAGCGTTCAAGTCTATTTTATTAACTGTTTTCTTGTTTATAGGAAACGCTGGTTCAAATTTCTCAAGCCTTTCGAAATATTTATCAACTAGCTTTTCGTCAGTTTTCTCATCAATGTTTATGAAAATATCGACATGATTTCCTTTGATATGATGTTCTTCCAAAGGTTGAGGATAAAAATATTTCACAAACTTTATAGACTGTGTATTTTCTACAAACTCCAAACTAAGATCGTCAGTGTTAAGTATAGAATATCCTCTAGGGTCATCTATGTCATTCCTAGTCATATGGAACGGATTGCCTATGTAAACGATCCTAGAGCTTCCCAAAACCTTTTCTGAACGTGTATGAAAGTGTCCGGAGATCGTGAGCTTAAACTTTTCGAAAAAAGGTGCGGAAGGGAGACCATGTTCACATTCTTGTCCTTTATGCATTAGGAAAGAAGAGAAGTTGAAATGCCCTACGCAGATGTCATGTTTTTTAATTTGAGAAAGTTCTTCTAAAAACTTTTCGGAATTTGTAACCCAAGGAACAAAATAGAATGACTTGTTTGCTAGTTTAATTGAATTAGATTTTTCGAAAACAGTTACATTAGAAAAGTGTTCTAAAACTTTCAGAGAATTTATATGAATAGAACTTTCCAAATAAGAGTCATGGTTTCCTACTATGATATAAATTTTAAAGTCTTTGAAATCGTTTTCGAAAAGTTCTAACACACTATCTAAAATTCTGGAGTCGAGTGCTAGGCGATTATCGAAAAAATCTCCTGGAATTATTATGGTGTCTATCTTACGCTCTTTCAAATCAGGTATGAACTGGTTTTTGAAAAACTTTAGATGAGATTTTAGAAAAACTTCCGAACCTCTACGGCAACCCATGTGGATGTCAGTTACAAAAGCTATTTTCATTCACCTGCTCCATCATCTCCAGCTTCCATATTCTCTATATGCGACAATGGAAGAAT